CTCTCTCAATTGAACAAAGACATTGATTACTGCACACGTGTGTTAGGATGCAATGCAGAGCAGACTGATGAACTTATTCAGGCTGCTGAAGTATTAACAGTTAATGCAGAGTATTTCTGCGAAGAGTTCATTGTAGCACCTGATGGTGAGAATGCAATGAAGTATCAACGTGAGGACTTTATTGACCTTGACGCATTCAATTCTTTTCATGGTATTTACTTTGAGGAGGTTGAATGATGATTGCCCGTCTCTTTAAATATGTTGAGACAGCAAGTGTGTTGTTAATGGTATCGGTTGGAGTTATTGCACTCAACCATACCATTAAAACTGGTGAGATCTCACCAGACATTGTGCCACTTATTACATTGTATGAGCACGATGATAAGAGGATCTACCCAGAAGTTTATCAACATGAGGAAGATGTTCTCAACGAAATTCCTTAAACTTGCTGTTGATCGTTCGTTGGGTAAACCAACTAAGAACCAAGGTGAACTGTTTGAAGAACTGTACAATGAGTACATGTCTGATCCAAACAGTTCATCTTTGCGTGAGCAGGTAACAGCAGCAGTAGCGGGATGTAAGACTATTCCTGGAAAATTAGGTCGTGATGCCATTGATATAGATGGCAGAGAGAAAGAAATTAAACCAAAAAATTATACAGGCAAGAGGACTAACGGAGGAGGATGCTTCAATGATTATACTCGCAAGAGATGGGAGAAAGATTGTAGTGTTAATTTACCTATCATCTCTTCCCTTTTTGCTAAGGGTATGCTAATATATGTTGTAGAGTTTACTTTTGATACAATTGCTGATAGATTGGATGAACAAATCATTCGTATTTGTGAGGAACAACGGAACAGATATGTCCGTTCTTGCTCTTGGACTTATGCTAATTGGATTGATTATCCAATGCTTAAGGTACACTACATAAACAAAGATCTACTCAAGGAACATGCTCACTACGGTGAGGGAGTTGTAGTAGGTCCATTCTATAAAAAACTAATGTCTTTATAACGATGTCAACAGAACCAACACAGTATGAGAAGTGGGATCGTGGAAAGACTCTTATGTTGGAGTCTTTACATAAACCTGATGATAGACTTAGAGGTTGTGCTCACAACCAGAAATGTTATCACGAATTGATTGAGATACGTGAGCAAGTTATTGAAATGGTACAGAATATGTCAAATCCTCGTCCATTTATAGATGAGAGAGCACAGATACCAACACTGACAGAGAATACAGTACCTGTTGAATCATATGTTGAATCAAAATCATATGAATATGCTGCTGATATTACATTAACAGATATTGCTAGATTTCAACGTGGCAATTTGCTATGAAGAAGTTCCCATTTAATGTGGGAGATCGTGTTGAAGTTAAGAGAGAACTGTTACATGAAACAGGTTTCATTACTTTTATAGATACTGCCTACTTCACGCTATGCGTTAGGGAATGGGAAGACAAAGGAAAAAAGAACGGTGTTGGTCAATGCAATTTATTAATTTATCGTGGAGACTGGAAACATGTTAGAAGACTTTAAGAAACTAGTTAACAAAGCCAAAGAATGGGATGGTTTTACATGGGTTGTATTACCATTGCTATATCTTGAGAAGTTTGTTAAACTTGTTGCAAGTGAATTACTTGATGCCTATACTAAATGGGATCATCAACGATTCAATGATAGTTTGCCTAAAGAATGAAAGATACAGTATTATTTGGTGACTGTAGAGACACACTAAAGACATTACATGGACACATTACCACTGGTATTGCTGAGAGACCACGCATGTGTGTCACATCCCCACCTTACTATGGTTTAAGAAACTATGGTGATGAGGATAAACAGATAGGTCAAGAGCAGTCACCAGAGGAATATATTGAGAACATGGTGGATGTCTTCCGTAAGGTACGTGAGTGTCTTACGGATGATGGTACATTATGGTTGAACATAGGTGATTCATATTATAATTATAGACCAGGTAAAGGTCAAGCATTGAATAAACAGAGTGTATCTAACACTAAGCAAGACTTACCTGATGAGTGTCCACGCAGAGGTAATAAACTAGAAGGATTGAAAGAGAAGGATCTCATTGGTATACCTTGGATGTTAGCGTTCGCATTACGTGCGGATGGATGGTATCTTAGGCAGGATATAATATGGCATAAACCAAATCCTATGCCTGAGAGTGTGCGTGATAGATGTACTAAGTCACATGAATACATATTCTTATTGAGTAAGAGTAAGAAGTATTACTACAACAATGAAGCAATCAAAGAACCAGCAAAAGACTGGGGAACACGTGATAGATCCAAAGGAAAGTATCACAACGAAGGAACAGGACTACAACCACATTCAGGTCTTGCAAAATCATATCCAAAAAAGAATAAACGATCTGTCTGGTCAGTAACTAATAAACCTTACAAGGGTGCTCACTTTGCTTGCTATCCACCTGATCTCATTGAACCATGCATTCTTGCTGGTAGTGAGGAGGGTGATATAGTATTAGATCCGTTCATGGGATCAGGTACTACAGCAATGGTAGCTAAGAAGAATAGTAGAGCATACATTGGGTGTGAGTTGCATGAGGACTATGCCAGTTTACAAACTGCACGTATTTCCACCATTCCCAACAAATTACCGTTATACTAAGTACATAACAAACAAAGGAACACATGACTAGACCAGAATTCGTTGAGTATGTTGAATCATTCTACTTACCAACACATGAGGATGTATTATATCCTATTGAGAATCTAACTAGTCAGAAGGTTGAAGATGCACTTGATGTGTATATTGAAAGACTTGAGAAAGGTGATCTAGAGTATGTTCATTACTCATGGGGTGGTGGAGATAGTGTAGACAGAGAAAGAGTCAGAGATATTATATTAGAGACAGTTTAAGAACTGTCACACAGGGGGGTTTACATGCCCCCTTTTTCCATTATAATAAGTACATAACAAACAAAGGAGCACATGCCTAAAACACTATTCGTTTCAAAAGAAGATCAAGTAGCGAGTAGAGTGGATATATTAGTTGAAGCATTAGAGAAGAATTATTTGTTCAGATACTCAGAATCATCTCGTCCTGTAGAATTTACAGTAGAGAAAGGTCGTAAGTATTTCAAGATCATGCAAGATCATGGTGGTGTACACGCATTTGTTGATAAAAAGACAGGTGATGTGTTCAAACCAGCATCATGGAGAGGACCAGCAAAGTATGTACGTTACAATCTATTAGATGAGAAATCATTTACTGATTGCATTACACGTGCAGATTGGGCAGGTGGTTATCTTTACATGAGGTAATCACATGGTACTCACACTATTTTGGGCGTATGTCGTATTCGCCTTCTCTATCGGTCTCTATCTTAAACTAACAAAATGAAAAATCTTCCTAGATTGACAAAACTTAAAGTACAGAAGGCAGCACCTATGATTGTTGCTCACGTTAAAGAATTGCTTGCACCACTTGACTTACAGGCAAGTAAGCAGTATACTATCAAGGTTAAGACAAATGCAGAACCCTACTCTGATGAAGAGAGAAAGTTCTGGCGTTATCAGTCAAGGTTCACTCTAGAGTTCTGTAAGGCACTTGAAGAGGTATTACCTAGCGAATTAGCGTTCTTGTCTTACAACCACCTTACAAACGATTTAACGGTAGTTAGAAGATGAGTAACGAACCTATTAGTGAACGAAGGCAACAACAACTGATAGAAATGATGGAAGTCATGGAGGATACTGTAGAGTATTTCTGTGATCAACACATGGTATCAGGTGAGGTTGCATGGACAATGGTTGCGTCACTTGCTGATGCTAAGTTAGGACAGTTTGATCATGAGTGAAGAATTTAAAGAGTATCCTGCGGATGATGAGGACGCATTGCGATTAAACACAGTGCGTTCTGAACTTATTCTATGGATAGTAGAGCGTTTCCAACTCATGCTTGCGGAAGAAAGACACAATGATGCACTTGCTTTCATGGATGAATGGTTTGAATGGATGGATAAAGACTCATATATAAACGAGTCCACTCTATTTTTTGACGAGGAAGAGTTAAATGAACTCTATAAATCAATCAAGAGTTGAGGATGAGTTGAAGAAATTGGCAATGGATTACATTAAAGCAACCAATGCTAAAGACCTCACACTTGCAAAAACTATCATGCACAACATGGAGGAGTTGAAGAAACTAACCAATGGCTAGAACTCAAAAGAGTTTGGATAGTAATCTGTCCAAACTCACTACTACAACTAAAGAAACAAAGGTTAGGAAGACTAGGAGTGATAAGAAACCAGTCTTCACTAAGGTTAAATCAGATGCTAAATGGGAACTGGGTAATGGTAATGGTAACATAAAGGACTCATTTCCTTGGTATCTTCATCCAGTTAAGAAGGATGCATTTAATAAGTCATGGTTGAGAGACTATGAACAAGCATGTATTCAGATTAAAAAATTAAAACTACAACCCCAAGACTATACTATGTGGCACTATGTTAAGTAAACAAGTAATTGAATCACTAGGTGATGCTAAAGGACATATTCGTAATGCCTTAGCATATGCCGCACGTAACGAACGCACTATTACAGTGAATGCCATCGCACGATTGTTAAATGATGTTGAGAGTTTGCAAGATTTTGATGGTATGCTTGATACAATAGAGAAACACGAAGATAGTAATAAATCATGATAACACTCGCAAGCTTCGGAGTTGCTCTCCCATTACTGTACATCTTATTCATCTTGAGGCATTATGACCCCCATACAGGCATCTAAAAAGATCATAGTCAACGGTAAGAAACAAACTGTTGTACAAGATTATGCACTGATTCACAAGAGATCACGTGCAGGTAAGAATGGTAAGAACATTATGTGTCCTGAGTGTCAGTGTGTACATCGTATACATCATCTCTCATGGACATCACTCACATGTACATCCTGTAAGCAGGACATTGATAAGTATGAGTGGTTAATTGACCAGACTGATACATGGAGAACTCCTAAATGAACAGAAATGTCCATCCAAAAGAATATATGTCTAGTGATGTGTGGAAGAGAAATATTCCACCTGTCAGTAACTATAAACGTGGTAGTGCCTACAATCAATTTGGTATGTGGGTAATGTGGTCCTACTATATTTTAATAACAGGAATGATCACAAGATTAATAATAGTATTAAACTCATGAAAGAATATCAGAATGCTATCCCACATGAGGATATTATGCATAGGAATACACTGAAAGCATTACTGAAAGAACGAGCGTATCGTCATGGACAGTATACCCTATCATCTGGCAAAGAATCAGAACACTATGTCAATTGTAAACCTGTCACACTGTCATGTGAGGGGAATGCTCTCCTATCACATCTCATGCTCAAATTAGTTGAGAAGGAGGCAGTAGCAGTTGGTGGTCTCACATTAGGTGCAGACCCATTAGTGTGTGGCATTGCTCAGAAGGCATACTATAAGGGTAACAGACACATAGATGCACTCATCATACGCAAGAATCCCAAAGGATACGGAACTAAAGAAGTTATAGAGGGTAATAAACCACCAAAGGGGAGTGTCGTAACAGTATTAGAAGATGTCACAACCACTGGTGGTAGTGCAATGGTAGCAGTAAATGTGTTAAGAGAAGCAGGATACATTGTGAATAGAGTAGTAGCAATTGTTGATAGGATGGATGACCATAAGATATGGGAAGATAATAATATAGAATTCCACTCACTATTCTTCTTAAATGATATATGCGAATGAATGCACAAACTAAGTTAGTCTTCGCACTTGAACATATTGCTCACTTGCATGATCTAATTGAAGACAATGAATGGGAACATTTCTTAAATGACTCATTATGTACACTTGAATTTGAAATAGAGAGGCAATTAGCACTTGAATTACATAAAAAGACTGGACAACTGGGAACAGGAGTACAGCATCAAAGCAACAAGGAACTTATCAAAGAGAGAATTGGAACTATTGGACGGATCACCGATCAAGAGTAATGAAGGTATGATGTATGGTCGCATGTATGCTGAGTGGAAGGAGATTGTAGAAAATGAGTAAGAATGAGGAAATAATCTTCAACTATTATTTAAAAGAACCAACAACATATGGTTGGATTGAAGTGCCATTAAATGATCATCTAATCAATCATATTTGGAGTTGTGTTAATGATGCTCATGATAATGCAAAGTCTATATTAGTTGGTCATATTGAAAAGAGTCTTCATATGGAAGATAAAAACAATAGACTGTTTGATCAACTCTTGAAGCCTTTAATCATTACATATGGGAGGAAATGGAGTCATGATCATTCTAAAATACCAATATTTAAATATATTGGTGATGATGATCTCTACGAATACAAATTAGAACAGTTCTGGGTTAATTACCAGAATAAACATGAGTTCAATCCTGTACATAATCATGGTGGTGTGTATTCTTTTGCCGCATGGTTGAAGATACCAACAGATCACTACGAACAGAGTCAGATTTATAATGCAAAGGATGCTAATTCACCTATTAACTCAGCATTTTGTTTCCATTATACTGATAGTCTTGGTAATTTAAGAACAACAACATATGAACAACGACCAGAGATGGAAGGCACATTGTTATTCTTTCCAGCAAGACTAAATCACGAAGTTTATCCATATTATGAATGTGATGATCAACGTGTATCAATCTCTGGTAATATATGGTTGAGACCAAAGAAATGAGTAATTTCCGAGAACAAGAGATATTCTCTGATTTCGTAGCATCTACTGATATTGATATATCATTGGACATGCTAGAGGTTGAGTTAATTTTAATGCAAAAGGATTACAAATCAACTCTTAAGAGTAATATTGGTGGATATCAATCACCTGACTTTGGATCATTTAGTGTGGATAGTCCATACAAGACATTTAATTCATTGAGGAGTAAATGTATTGATGCTAGTCATGAGTATATTACAAACAAACTGGACAAATCAATATCAAAAGATATGTACAGTTGGTGGTGTAATATAAATCATGTTGGTGATTGTAATAGAATACATCATCATGGTAGAACTGATCTTGTCGGTGTATTTTATATTAAATCAGAAAAGAACAGTGGTAGTTTAATATTGACTCGTAATGATGGTGCTTCATATACTATGATGATGCATGAAGATGGTCAATTCCAAATTAAACCAACATCAGGAAGATTATATCTATTTCCAGGACATATTTGGCATCATGTTGGACGCAATAGTTCTGGTGTAGATAGAATAAGTGTATCATTTAACATGTACACTGCACTGTCTGAAAGTATGTTAAATAGATTACCACAATAAGACGATCATGGCAGGACATGAAATAGAAAAAGGCGAGGTCAATGTGCAAACACCAACAGAACGATTACATGATGATATCAGAAAGAATAATGAAGAAGAGAAAGATTGCACCGATCAACTCCTTGAATGTACTAGTGAATGTGCTCCAACGGATACAGAATGTAAAACAGAATGTGTTGAGGAGTATAAAGAATGTGAACTACCTTGGGAGGAGGATGAGCAAATGACATATGAAAATGAACATGATGAAGGTGAACTAATTAGTGAAATATTACAAATCGCTGCATTATTAGGTGGATCAGTAGAAAGAACTGAATCATTTACATCTACTGGTCGTACATCAAAGAAAATCATTATTGAATACAATGTTAAGCACAAAGATGAGACTTGAACTAACTGATATATTATGCAGGATGATCACTGATGATGGTGTACCTGTAACACTAGAAGAACGTGTGTGGATGAATAAACTTATTACACACAATCCATCTGCTAAAGGTATACATGATGCAATGTTAAAAGATGAGTGATATTATACAACTGAAGAATCCACGAACAGAATTATACAATGAGTTCAAGAGTGTGATAAAGAGTAATGTTTTTAATTGGAATTACTATCCACGTACAGATGAACAATCAACTCCAAGTCAACTCTCTCATTCATTCATTAAAAGACCAGCAGAAATAAAATATCCACTTGTTCTGTGTGATGGTGTTAAGTTTGTATATGATGTACTAGAAGAGATATTAAATTATAATAATATCACTGTTCAATGTTATTATAGGATTAATCTTAACATGGTTCTCCCACAAGAAGGTAATCAACAGACACCTGTACATGTGGACCATGAGTTTCCTCACAATAATGTTTTGATTTATTTTACTTCTCATCAAGAGGGTAAAGGTGGGCAGATTATTGTTGATGATGAACATTTTTATCCACAAGAGGATGATGTTATAATTTTTAATGGTATACCACATAGTCTGATGTTACCTAGAGATGGTGAGAGAATAGCATTAGTAGCAACATATATTTGATATCATGAGTCATACATTTACATTTAATGATGAAGAACTACAGTGTTTACGAGTGTGTTTACAGAATGCACCATGTCCATATGACATAGGCAAGAAGAAACTAGTATCAACATTAGAGGATAAGATAGGTCTTCCATTTAAAGTAGAGGTAGAACCATTAGCGATGCCAAAATATGATTTAACAAAGTATGGTATCACTGATTAGGATACACAAGGATACTACCCTTTACACACAAGTGTCCGCACTTTGGTATGACTGAGTTTTCCACAGTTTTTTGAGGTGTTGTGGAAAACTTTTAAAATGGTTAAATTAATATAGGTAAGGTGCGAGGTTCTTGTTGTCTAAGCCCGCAATGGACCGAAAGTCAAGTCTCTGTAACACTATGAAATATTTGGAGGACAGTCAGCAAACTGGCACACACACCTTGACAAAACTCAGAAAATCGGTTATTATTAAAACATGGACATCTGAAAAACTTCAAAATCTTAGAAAGTCAGTTTTTTAACTTTTTTATAATATTAAAAAACGTCTTTTTATGACTTTTTGAGGTCTTTCGGGATGCGTTTTCCCCAATACCTGTGGAAAACTTCATATTAACCTCTAATTCATTCAAAAAGATGACACTTTACTCTAATTTCTTCAGTTCAGCGATAGAATCAGTTGAAACTAAAGAAAATGAAGTATTTATTACATATTCTTCCAATATAGCGAAGAATTATGCATATAACTGTGAAAATGTACCACAATTCACTAACAACTTGTGTTCTGTACTTGTCAGTAATGAATTACAACAAGACGGTGGAAGTGTAGGTGCGTTTGTATCACAATCTCGCAAGGATGGTGTGCTTATTGATCAATAAATATTAATAGTTCACCACTAACTAGTAACAATGGGTAAGTCACATAATATTAACACATATTCAGATGAATATGCTGAGAATGTTGTAACTTATGATTACAAGATCAAAGGAGTAAAGAAAGGTAAGAAGACCAATGTAGGAAAATTCAAGAAGGACCACAAGTGGGAGGAGGACAGTTATTAAACTGACCCCGAATTGTTTCAGTATATTACAAAAGCACCTTTCGGGGTGCTTTTTCATTGTATAATACAAATGGTCACGCAACGATGGACACGAGACCAGTTGAACCAGTTGACAAACTGTCCACTATTCTCCCCATCGTTGCTGATCTCGCCTATAATAGGTACATGTCCAACAAACCTTCCAACATGATCACATTAGAATTCACAGTTGAAGAAGCACGTGCATACGCTGACGCTCTCAACCGTGCAACGGACAATCCATTCATTCAAGATGATGATGATTGCAGTCCTCTATTCACCCTACTAGGTGTAATTGAGGCAGAGATAGACACAGTACTTGATCCAATCAAGTAATCCTTATCAACCCTAATTCTTATTATCATCATGCGTAAAATTGAAAGAGAAATGCAGTCCGCTATCTGCAACCTATCAAATGGTCAAACATGGCGTAAGGCAAACACTGAGGTTGCTAAGAACTCAGAAGGTGACACATCCGTTTACCTACATGGGAACCGCATCGCATTTGTTAACAATTTTGGTGACATCACGTTATCATCTTGTGGTTGGGACACAGTAACAACCAAATCAAGATTGAATGCAATTCTTGATACTTTCCTACATGGATTTCATGTATGGCAGAAAGATTTTACGTGGTACATTGGTAACACTGGCAACAGTTCACCAACAGTAAGAAATGCAGATGTGTTCTTTGACGGTTATACAATAAGTCGCTAATCGTCAAAACTCAATAAACTCAAGAACTCAACAATTTGGGTTTTTGAGTTTTTTCCTTTTTCTATATTTTTACATTTATGAATAAATCTATTGAACAGACTTCAACGAACAATGAATTATTTGTTTGGGGTTTATATCAAATAACGAGATACTTTATCAAATCTGTTAAGATTTGACAACAATTATACTTTTATTGTATAATTAGTATACCACTATCTGTTACTTACTATGGACAATTTCAACTTCAAAGTAGAATTAGAAGATCAAAAGAAAGAGTTAGTAGAACAATATGGGGAGGACATCGCAGTCCACCACTGGACTGACGATGATATCTACGATGGAGAATACTGCAATCCACCATCATACCGCTGATCAGCTGCTTTTTTACGTACTAGTAGACAGTTTACAAAGTGTCCACGGTCATCTGGATTGTGGGCATTTTTCATGTATTATATAAATGTGGAGGGGATACTACAGGGTAACGTCCAACAGACTTCGCACGTGCTGTGACCCACTCTCCACATGTTTTCCACAGGTTTTTCCACAAGCATGACACCAGAACTAACAACGGATCAACTGGACAGTATTATTGACCAATTTTCAGAGATCATCGTTGATGGCATGGACACTAAGACCCTGTGCCAATATGTGTACGATGACTTAGTAGATTACTACAGCGACCTAACACAGGATGAACTCCAGGAGTTTATTGTATCACATGACGAGGATCTCTGGAAAGAGTTAGTGGACAATGAAACCACTGTCACCTATGGTATAGAACCAGGTGAATCTCTTTCATTCCCTGTTCATGGTAAATGAGGCAGCTGGATTTTTTTTGATCCGCTGTGCCAATTTAACAACCTACACACATTTTGTAGAAATGGGGTGGATTTCGTGTATTATAAGAATATGCGAATAACAGATGAATTTCAGGTCACCCTGACCTCAACCGAATACGACATGATCCAAGCGGTCATGGCATTCACTTTCGTCAACGATTTTGACGAGCATCATGACGAGTCAGTCTTCAACCGAGTTTGGGACAAAATCTCAAACGCAGATCACAACATTAAATTTGAGGAGGCGAAGTCATGAGCGTAATTACAGAATTTTATTCTGGTTTGCTTGACAAGGGTTACACAGAACGTGAGATCCGTGAGTCATGCAAGCGTCACCAAGAACGAGTCGCACCCGATTGGTTCAACGGGACGTACCAAGAATATATTGAATCCATGCACGATTTTCTCAACGGTCTCTAAGACCGTTTTTTTCTGCCCATGCGAGGCAGCTGGATTTTTTTGATAGATGGAGGACAATTGACAAACTGGACTTTTTTGTTTCATAGTGTAACGATTGAGTAATTTGTCAACCCCTTTGACTGTATAATGAATGAGTCAACACGTTTTTCACGTATGCCAACCGCAACTGCCCCAACTGCTAAGAAAATTGCATCACGCAAACCTAGAGCACGTAAAGCAGCAGCAAAGAGACCACAAGTTTCTAAGGTCACAGTCACAACCTTCAAAAGTGGCAAGGCAGTCGCAAAGGTAACAACGCTCAAGCGTCCTTCAACTGCTAGACTCATTTCTCCTCAACGCTATGTGCAGGATATTCAGACAAGATGGGCAATCCATTCATTTGAAATCCAAGAACTAGTAAGAGACCTACGCAAAGGTTTTGACGTAGTAACACCCTATCACGCTCAACTCGTAAAACAAGTCAAAGCGTGGACAGTCTAGAAACTGGTACACTCAACCCCCACTAGGGGGTTTTTTCATGTATTATTAAAGAGTGGAGGCAAGAGTGAGCGACCCCAGAGGAAAATGCTCTTTAACCCGAATCTCTCCACACCCAAACCATTAGAGGATTTTATGTCTTACAATCTTGATTTTGTTGAAGCAAGAGCAGAGGACATCTTTGAAGATCTTGCAAAGAGATTTTTCATTGACCTCACAACACATGACGAAGTTGCACTCTATTCAGTCGCTTTAGATCAGGCAATAGAGGAGGCAATTTGAGAAATCTTTCATTGACCGAGGCAGAGGAAACTGCTTTGGTCAATCTTTTTTTATTCGTTCACGACCTAGGTGTGCCACCTCACTTAGAGGAGGATGACGCTTTTGACACACTATGGGAAAAGGTGAGCGAACCCAGTCCTTTTGATTACGTTTAACTTATGTCATTTTTCAATCACGTTCAACTGCACGAGTATGATATCACGGATCTTGGAATTTTTCAAGCGTGTTATGATGAACTCGTGGCAGATGGTAACAATTCAGACGAGAAGCAATTACGCATACTCGCAACCGCTATGAGAGAAGAATTTAAAGATTACATGCGACCCCTATTCTCATAGTTGACCAGTGGCGTGTACTCTTTGGGCATCCCTCGCAACTGCTAAAGAACTGTAAGACCACAACCAATTCACAAACTGTCCCACCCCATGCTTTTTTTCCTCGCTGCCTTGCTATACTGTATATGTACTCAAGCAAATCTTATGCAACGACTTGAATTAATCATGGGCAGGAACATCCCAGATAACGGGACTGTCACCGATCACATGATGGACTCATTCATTAAGCGTGAGATCATGCCACATTTTGAGTATGGCACTTTCATAGATGGCGAAGGTCTCTGGAAAGGTGAGTTAGAGAACACCAAGATTTTTTATCTTGAGTGTGCTGACTCTGAGGTTGACGAGCACATGCTGAGTTTAAACTGTATCGCTGCGGCATACAAAAAACAATTCAGGCAAGACTCCGTTCTGATCTCACAAGTACAAACCCACAACGCATTTATTTAAATGAGCATTCGCTACTGGACAGCAACCGACCAACGCAATGGGAGAGTCATTACATTCTCCTCAAAATCCAAAGCGTTGGACATGTTGGCATTTTATAAAGGTGCTGGCATAAGGTGTGAACTAGCATGAGATTTTTTCTTATTGCTTTAGTCATTGGGGTCGGGGTGCATATCGGCACTAACGCCATAAAAAGCGTTGACCAAATGCAACAACAAAGAATGGAAGCACTATGCAAGGTTGACCCCGACCTGTGCCAATCCACGAACTGAACACACTTGCCCCATTAGGGGCATTTTTGTGTGTATAATTAAAGCATGAACAAAACAAACGAACTCAATTCCTATTTCGGCGGACGTGTTCTTGCTAACGCTTCAGCAATGAAAGATCCAGCAGTTCTTGCAGCATTCGCAGCAATGCAACAACGAGATTGGGAAGAACTCAAAACACCAACTGGAGGCAGTTGGAATATAAGTGACCGCCACTAGGTCACTTTTTTCTTTGTTCAGTTCACAAACATTTTTTATCATGGATCTACAAAACTCTCTTCACGACTTTGGATCAACTGCTAAGGATGACGCACCACAACCTGGAAATGAAAATCACAATGGCATTGGTTGCATTTATTTCATGTCATGCCGTGATAACTTCATTACCTCTGACGAATCAAAATACGTTGCTGTCAAGATTGGTCTAGCACATGATGGCGAACAGTCAATGCGTAAGGTCATGGAAAAACATGCCACCTCTAACTCAGGTGATTTATATTTCCATCATCTGCTTCCAGTCAACAAGTGCGGCACGGTTGAATCATACCTACACCGTAGGTTGAGAAATGATGGGTATTCAACATTGGATTATGTTGGCAAGCATGGGGCATGGAATCGCAAAGTGCCTGAGCGTTACCGTGAGTATTTCACTAATAAGACTGGCGGCAAGGAGTGGTTCATCATCACACTAAGTCAGTTGGCAAAATACTATGAAGCAGCAAAGGCAAGATACCCATTCAGAGGACTTGCCCCTTATGCTGATTCTCTAGAGTGGACAGGCAGCACACCTAAAAATGAGGCATACAGATTTCAATTCAACCGTGACGGTCTGCCAATTATCCAAACCGCAGGACGTATCGGCAGAACTCACGCAGCAAGAGCATTGAATTTTGCATGGACTTACCGAACACTCACAGGATTAGCACCCGAAGGTTGCTGCTCACTCACAGTCTAGCACACTAGGCAGTTATTTAAACCCCTTTGGGGTTTCGGGGGTGTGCCGAGCAAAAACGAAAACGTCTAACCTACAAAAGTATCCCAACGACCTATAAATAAATTTGCAAATTCAAAAGTTCTGTGCTAGAATTGAGAAAAATTTTCCCTGGTAAAAAATGACTGAAAAACCCGAACTAACAAATACGCCCCCCACAAACATGCCACAAGTTTCAGAGGGAGAAGCAGCACACACTGAAATGATGGGAGATCCTGCATATGCAATTGCCACCCATACACATCAGTTGAATAAGTTTGCTGATCTAATTGAAGAACTGTGTGTAAGAGTTATATCAATAGAAAAGAAAATATTAGATATGGAAGAAGCAGCAACAGGATACGATCCTAATGATCCTATAGCAAACTATCCAGAATTACAACAACATCAGAAAAAATGAGAGAAGAACCAGTAGATAAAAACTTTTACAATGAGGTCTTAGATAACTTTGACCAGTTTTGTGATAACTTTGAGTTTGCTGCTGCGAAACGATTTTCAGGAGTAGACAATGACAGTAGACAACCACTTGACAATGCAGAAGTCCAACGAGTTACTCCAACAGTTGTCCGAGAGGTTGACTCAGTTGGAGAAGAGGATATCACTGCTAGAACGACCACAGTTGATGTACCGTCCACCACAGTCAACGACATACGAGACGATATCGGAAACACTTGACTATCTACATAAAACAGTAGAGGAGTTAAAGCATGGCGATACCTGATATTAATGGATGTATAGCAGATACTACTACAGTTGATACTGCTAGTACTAATGGTACTGCTGCATATCCATTACAGTCTCATGGAGGTGGTAATACTACATGTAATACTATTTACAGTAATGGTGCAAAATTAAAGCATATAGACATTACTAGTAAACCTACCGATGTTACTGGTGTTCCTATCAATCCTTTGGTTCCACCTGTTCCACAACCATTACCTAGAACACCTCCTATTGTTGGGATTGTCAACACAGCAGTAAGGGGTGTTTATTTTGAGGATAAGTTAGTACCAGTTATAGGTGATGGTATTACTGGTGTGGGAGCAGCACCTTCTCCAAGACCCTTGACAACTCCAACTTTATATCCTACAATACACATAGGTACACGTACATAATGGCATTATATAATAACTCAGATCATATAACACCTCCAGCGAAGGTGACTAGACAAGGTAAGTCAAAGAATACAAAGCTTGCTGCGACTTCTCGTAATGGAGCGAAAAAGAGATACAGAGGTCAGGGCAAGTGAGTGACGAACTCTCTCGTATTGCCTCAGCCCTTGAGAGGATAGCAGATTCTTTTGAGAAAGAGTTGCATGTTGACATAGATCATGCCCATATAGATGATATCGGTGAAATACACGGTGACGTGGTAACTCATCCGAAGCAATTCTAGTGGAGGTCTCCGACCCCCGAACGCCGAAGACTCCGAAATGACATATCAAGCATTACCAAAGGAATTACATATAAGAGAAAGTCCTATAGCAGGTCAAGGTCTTTTTGCGAAAGAAGATATTGATGCTATGATGTATCTTGGCGTATCCCACGTGGTAGTTGATGAAGAGATAATGAGAACACCTCTAGGAGGGTTCGTAAATCACTCTGAAGACCCCAATTGCGTTAAATGGTACGAAGACCAAGGATGGGGAAGAATCTACTATATGAAGACGATTAAACAGATTAAGAAGGGAGAAGAGTTATTTTTGAAGTATACCTTTTATAAGGTAGGATAAAAGTCGCTAAATATAACTGACTTCGTATATTGTCGGTAAATGGCGGCCACGTTGTCCTTTAAGGACATTAATATTACTTTTAAGAAGCATCCTGTTACTAATGACTTAGTTGTTAGTAGGGATGCTTCTGCTATTAAGCAAGCAATTGTAAATCTATTGCTTACTAATAAGGGTGAACGTGTCATGCAACCCGATTACGGATCAGATATAAGAAGTTTCCTATTTGAACCACTAGACTTTGGTACTGCTGTACAGATTAAGAATAGTATTAAATACTGTTTAACTAGATTTGAACCTAGAATTGCAGTTCAACAGATTGAGGTTCTCCCTAGTTATGAGGATAATGGATTTAGTGTTGAATTAACTTATAGTATAAGAGGTTCAGATAATCCACCAGTAACCGTAGACTTCTTCCTTGCAAGGACGAGATAATGCCATATACCCAGTTAAACAATTTAGACTTCACAGACATAAAGGTCGCTCTCAAAGATTATATGAGAGCACAGTCTGACTTTACGGACTATGACTTTGAAGGTTCCGCATTAAGTAATATACTAGACGTACTAGCATACAATACTTATTACACTGCGTTCAATACCAACATGGTAGTGAATGAAATGTATCTGGATTCCGCAACCTTACGGGATAATGTGGTATCACTTGCAAAACAACTGGGGTATACTCCTAAGTCAATCACTGCACCAACAGCAAGTGTTGATATGGCACTTACATTCACTGGTACTTCTCCATCAACGGTTACTATTAAGGCAGGAAGTGGATTTGTTACAAATTACGATGGATCATTATATCGGTTTGTATTAAGAGATGATAATAAGGTAGAAGTTGCAAATAGTGTTGCTACCTTCTCTGCTATTCCAATATATGAAGGTTCTTATATATCAACTGCTACTACCATTGATACTAGTATTAAGGATCAAAGGTTCTACTTAGATAATGCTGGTATTGATACTACTACAGTAAAGGTAAGAGTATATAAAGCAATTAACTCAACTATATTTGATGATTATACAGCAGCAAATAATATCCTTGATATAGGTGCTGTGGATAAAGTATTTTTCCTCAGTGAGAAGGAAGATGAAAGATATGAACTGTTCTTTGGTGATGGAGTATTAGGTAAGAAACTGGAAGATGGTAACGTAGTTGAAATCAGTTACATTGTAACAAATGGTGATTCAACAAACGGTGCAAAGACATTTACCTTTAATGGGGTGATGCAAGATGAGAACAATGCTAATATAGCACTTCCATATACAGTAACCAGTTTAACAACTGTCTCAAATGCTAGTGGTGGAGCACCTATTGAGACTATTGATAAGATTAAGTTCAATGCTCCTAAGTACTATGGTTCTCAGAACAGAGCAGTTACTGGTAATGACTATAAAGCAATTGTTAGAAATCTATATCCAGCAGTAAGTGATATTATTGTGTTTGGTGGAGAAGATCAAGTACCACCTGCATACGGTAAAGTATTCTTATCAGTGAAACCCACTGAGGCTGCTGCACTTTCAGCATTTACTAAGAATGAGTTAACATCCGAACTTAAGAAGTATACAGTTGCTTCTATTAGACCTGAGTTTGTAGATCCATCTATTCTCTTCTTAGAATTGACAAGTAACATCTATTATAATGGAACTAAGACTAAGATGTTACCTACTGAAGTAGCATCAAAGGTAGCAACTGCAATAACTGAATACTTAAAGACTTCTGGTACAGAGAAGTTTAATGGTAAGTTCAGATATAGTAAGTTTATTGGTGTTATTGATAATACAGATCGTGCTATCAATTCAAATGATACTGATGTTACTATGAGAAAGGACTTTATTGCACAAATTAATTCATCTTCATATTATGAAGTATGTTATGGTAATCCTTTCTTAATTGATTGTAATAATCCTGTAGTTTCGTCAACAGGAATGACAGTTTTTGAATATCCTAATGTCACTTCTTACTTAGAGGACAGAAGTGGTAAATTAGTCCTATATAGACTAGATTCCATCACTGGTGAAAAGATTCTATTGAATGATTCAATAGGAACTGTTGATTATATTAAAGGTGAGATAATAATGACAGACTTTACTATCCTTAAAGGAACTTTCTCTGACAATCGTATTGAATTGAGAGTAAAACCAGCAAATAAGGATATTGAAGTTAAACGTGAGATGTATCTAGATGTAGATGTATCAAAGAGTAAATTCGTTGCTTATAAAGAAGAGTAGATGTTAAAGACTGCGAATAGAATCTCATTTTTAATTGATTCTCAACTCCCTGATTTTATCAATGAGGAGTATGAACTATTTGGTAAGTTCATACAAAAGTACTATGAGCAGTTAGAACTGCAAGGTCAACCATACGATATTGTTGAGAACCTTGAGACTTATCGTGACATTGATTTCTATGAGAATAATCTATTAAATCAGAGTACTACTGTAGATGGATTGGTTAATCCTTCTGATACTACTATAACAGTAGCAGATGCCTCATCATTCCCTAAAAATGGTGGGTATTTTAAAATAGATGATGAGATTTGTTTTTATAAGAGTAGAACAGATACTCAATTTAAAGAAATTAGTCGTGGTGTAAGTGGTAATACAAAATTAGGAGATCTTTATTCCACAACCACATTTGTTACTACCCAAGCATCCAGTCATACCAATGGATCTCAGGTACTTAATATTAGTAATCTATTCTTATATGCTTTAATTAAAAACTTTGAGAGTGAGTACCTTAGTGATTTTCCAGAAGCATATTTGAACGAAGCAGTTGATAAAAGAACACTTATTAAGAATATAAGTTCTTTTTATCAATCAAAGGGAACTGACAAGTCTGTTAAATTCTTATTCAAGTGTTTGGTTAAGGATGATCCAGAACCAGAGATTGCATATCCACGTGAGTTTACCTTAAAAAGTTCTGAATCTAACTGGATTAATAACTATTCACTTAAAGTTAAAGTATTATCAGGTACAGTAACAGATCTTATTGGTAAAAAGATTTCTCAGGCAAGTCCATTTGCATCTGCTGTTGTTGATAATGTACGTTTTGATGGTACATATGATGGAGAGGATCTATATGAGATCATACTTAACGAAGCAAGTGTAAATGGAGAGTTTTCCACAGCTGCAAGAACTAAATTAACTGAGTCTATCACTACTACTGATACTGTGGGTGATAGAATTGATGTAGAATCCACAATGGGGTGGGATAAGAAAGGTGAGTTTATAGTTGGTAATGAGACTATTACATTTGAAGATAAGAATGTTAATCAGTTTGTTATTAACACTAGATCTGGAAATACAACTCATCCTATAGGTACTGCTGTAACTTATGGTGCAAATGTATCTGGATCAAATGTAACATTACTAGTCTATGGTGTATTGTACAATGCGACTAATAAGATAGATGCACCATATTCAAATTCAGGAGATATTCTTGAAATATCAGAACCTGGTTTTGTAACAAATGATATAAAGATCTTTGATGCACAGAACAACCTTAGATGGGCATTGCCTGGTTCTTCTCCATTGATTAGTGATATAAACACTAATGTATCAGCAATCTATGAGGATGGTGAAGGTTATTACATAGCTTCTTCTGGATTTCCTTCTCATGTAGTAGGAACAACAAACCAACCTACTGATATAAAAGACCAGAAGCAATTAAAGATTATTAGAAAGTCACCTGTATCTACAAATGAGATTTATGATACTAAGTACAGAGATGTAGGTATTGCTATAAATGGAATTCCATTTGCAGGATATAAAGATTCAAGTGTTGTATATAATGGTGCTCTTCAAAAGATTACTGTTGATACTAAGGGTATTGGATATACCGATGCTCCATATGTATTAGTTGATGGTGAATCTGGCAAAGCAATATCATCATTATCAGGACAGTTGGTTGAATCAATAACAATCACTAATGTAGGTGCATATACTTCCGTTCCTACAGTTGAAGTTTTATCTGGAAGGAATGGTATCGCAACTGCTATAGTTACTAATGGTTCTATTAGTAGTATTAATGTTACTAATCCTGGTGAGTATTATTCAAGTCCTCCTGAAGTTAGAATTAGTGATAATGCAGGAAAAGGAAGATTTGCTGATTATGTTGCTAATGTATCAAGTACTGGTGAAATAACTGGATTTACAAAGATTAATGGTGGTAATTATTATACACAAGAAAATGTGAGGATTGATTTACTTCCTGTTGGTTCTGGTGCAACTGCAACTGCAACTATTAAAGAGTGGAGAAAGGATAAGTATTTTATTAATAAGAATAACGTAGATTCTGAAAATGGATACTGGTTCCAAAATTTTGATTCTTCTAAAGGGTATGGATATGCTTATTATGCTTCTCCTACTACACTAAGAACAAATGACACTGGAGCATTTCATTCACCCATTCTGGGGTTTGCATATGATGGTAACCCCATATACGGTGCTTATGGATATACAAATGCTCTAGACGCTTCTAGTGCTGTTATACAGATGAGTTCTAGTTACTCTAGAAACTCTAGTAGAGTGGGACCAAGTATAACCACATACCCTTTAGGTACATTTATTGATGATTATACATTCACTGATGGTTCTGGTAGTTTAGATCAGAATAATGGTCGTTTTTGCGTTACACCAGAATATCCTAATGGAACTTATGCATATTTTACTACAGTTGATGGTAATGGAGATCCATTGTTTCCATATCTTATAGGAAAGAATTATTATTCACTTCCTTTAGATTCTAACTACAATTCTGAGATGACTCAAGATGATTTGCCAGTAGGTGCAAATAGATTGAGAACTTCTGGTATATCTAAGAATGGTGTACAAGCAGTAGCAAAGATTGAAGATGTAACAAGAGGAACTGTATCATCTGCTACAATTCTTAGTAGTGGATCTAACTTCTCTGTTGGTGGTGGATTAGTTGTTGATGATAGTGGAACTGAAGGTTATGATGCTGCTGGTGAAATAGAATCAGTTAAAGGAAAAACAGTATCATCACTTGAATCTCAAACTACTAAGGCACTTTATATTGAACTTGTTAATAATGGATATCTCTTTGACGGAGATACTATAACACAAGCAAACACAGGTGCTACAGGAAAGATAGTTGGTAATGTATTCTCCAATAAGAATTTTGCTCTACGTGCAGTAACAGGAACTTTTAATAGTACAGATGTACTATCATCAAGTACTAAGGTGCTTAATTTTATTCTTGATAATAAATCATCATATACTAAAGGTGCTATTTTATCCTTTAGTGATGGTGTTGCAGCAGCAGTTGCAACAGGTGAAGTACTTGAAACAACTGTAAATCAAAATAATGTTAAAGTAAAAGTTTTAACTGGTACTTTTAGTGTTTCTGCTACTTTATTCTTAACGAGTTCTAATTTAATTAATACTACTGGATCAAAAATTGTTTCTATATCATCTCTAAGTGAAAATCTCTCTATTTTTAAATTGCAAGATAATGTAGCATTATTAACTACATCTTCTTCACATGGTGTTGCTCTTGGTGAGGAAATTGATGTTAATATCAATCCAAGTGATGCGTCATCTACAACAACATATTATGTAAGAAAGAGAGTTTATCAAGAAGCAATCCTTCAAACCTCAGTCATAGCAACGACTCTCAATGATAATAGTATTGGAAGGTTTACTATATTAAATGGTGGTGGTGATTATACACAAAATACATATCTTGATATCGCATTATCTGGTGGAGCAGGATCTGGTGCTAAAGCAACTATAGTTGTTTCATCTACTGGTGTCGTTAGTAGTGTTATTTTAACTAATAAGGGAACTGGGTATAATAGGTTTGATATTCTTACAGTTGGAGCATCTGATTTAAGTAAAGCAAATCCTTCAACTAAACCAGATCTTAAAGTACGTATTGATCATGTAGGATTTGCAGCAGAAAATAATATATTAAATGTTTCTAATGCTGATAAGATTACAATTGATGATTATTTACAGATTGGTAGTGAGGTTGTTAAAGTAACTGCTAAATCTAGCACTGCTTTAACTGTAGCAAGAGCACAGAACTCAACTACAGCAGTTGATCATTTTAATGGTGTGAATGTTTCTGTATATAATTTTGGATATAATATTCCTCTAAATCATCCTGTAGGTGCTACAGTTAAAGATGCAAAGGTTTTTTCTTATGATTCAGCAACACAGAAAGCAGTGTTTGTATGGGATTATGATCAAACTGTTGCATCAATTAATAAGATAAATTTATCTACTGTATTTTATGATGATAGTACTGATAAGAAGTTAATACAAATAAAGTCAGTTACTAATCCAGATAATTATTTTGAGTTTTCTTCTGATAATACAACATTTGTAAGGAATCAAATTATTGATATTAAAGAATACTACAAATATAAGTTTGATACTTCACATGCTTCAATGAATGGGGTTGGATTTGACATATCTCCAAGTAGAAATTTCAATCTTGTTACACCAGAAAAAACTACTGGAGTAAACAATCAATGGGTTGATCTTAAGTTGGGTTTTGGATCAAGAGTTTCTACCAATACTTACACTATTAAGAAATCATCTCCTTATAAGAAGTATTACTATTATGATAGAGATGGTGTCGTTAATTCTGAGAAATCCTACTTTAATGTAATTGATGATTCGTTACAAGGATCTAAAACTTCTCTGTATGTTACTTCTAATAGAATATTATATTCTACTGGGACTAAAGCACCTCATGATGGTACTGGAACAATTGCATATATTTCCAAATCATTATTCTCTGTTGGTGAAATTAATTCAATTAAAATTACCAATATAGGAAGAGATTATAAGAAGATTCCTATTGTAACTGGTATCTATGATAATGATAATAAAGTTGATACTAATATAAGTTGTTTTTTAAACAGTACAGACATTGGTATTCCTAGAAATATTAAAATTGGAAATAATGGTGGTTCTTATCACAATGATCAAACAATAAAATCAAATATTAGATCAAATTATATTCTTACTTTATCTAATTTTGTTAGTGATGGATTTAATGTTGGTGAATATATTGTACAAAAATCAGGAGCAACTGAAATTGCTAGAGCAAGAGTTACTTCTTGGAGAAAAGGTTCTAATATACTTAATGTATCAAATGTTACAGGGATCTTTAGAGAGAATCAACAGATTGTTGGATTAGCAGGTGGAAAAACTGCAACTCTTGATAGTATCAGTTATACAGAGTTTAATCCTGTTATTAAAACATATTTTGATAATATTGGAAAGTATACTTCTGATGTTGGTAAAGTAAGTGATCAGAATCAAAAGATACATGATTCATATTATTATCAAGATTTTTCATATTTGATTAAATCAAAGACTCCAATGGATTCTTGGAGATCTTTAATAAAAGAAACTACACACCCTGCTGGATTTCAGTTATTTGGTGAGGTTGATATAGAGTCTTCTGCTCAAACTCCAATGAGCAGCACTACAATTACAACGCATGATAGTTATGTAGAACTTAAATCAAACATTACTGTACAAAGTTTTAAAAAACAAATTACTCAACACATAGTAACTGTTCAGACTCATACTATTGAAGATGGTGTTGGATCAGTAGCAAAGGATGCTACCAATACAACAGAAATTAAATCATCAGAGATTAAATTAAGTGCTGCATTTGATGGAGCATTATCTAATAATGGTAATCTTGCAGGGACAAAGACATTTGGTATTCTTGATAAGAATAATAATGCTGTCACACCATATAATGAACAAGCATTAATTATTACTCTTGATGGTATATTCCAAGAACCTGGAGTTGCATATACTGTATCTGGAAGTAATATAACATTTGCACAACCACCTTTAGGTCCAGTAACTAAGAATAGTCAAGATGTACCTGGAGTTAAGTTCTATGGTAAGAATTATCAGTTTAAGACTGATAAGTTAAATGCCAAGTATCTCAGAAAGATTAAGAATATATTCCAGAAGAGTGGAAGATGGATTGATTCTTATAATCAACTTGAACGTAATAGAGAGTATATTCAATCAGAGACTCTTGGATGGGCTAAAAATGAGTACCCAACATTAACATGGGGAACTATAGAATCTAAGTGTTACAGAGATATTGGATTTGTTGTTGATGCTATTGCAAATGATATAAGATTTGGTGGTAACTATTACACCGTTACTGCCATTGAGAAGTATTTTAACAACGATATATTAGATTATATCATAGGAGAGCAACAAGAGACTACAGAAGCATATAAACATGCTATAGGTCTTGCTAAGAAGGCAATCAACAATACTTTACCTACAGGCACTTACACAACTGTCACACCATATGCTAATTCAAATATAATAGTTGATTCTGCTACTGATAAGTGTGCTGATGTTATATCTGCAATAACAACTTTAGGTGAAATTATAGAGAAAACTTTAGGTGGTGGTGTGGGTACTGTTCCAGTATCTCATCCTGATTATATTGATGGTAAGAATAAGGTATTTGAATTGTATTATGAGGATGGTACAGGTGTATCAACAGATCCAAATGAAAATCTCTTTATTGGTATTAGTGGTGTTCTACAGCATGATTCTGCTTATAGTATTGATAGAACATCTGTACCAAATAAGGTTGTATTCACAAGTCCACCTATTTGGGGTCAAGGAGTAAATACCAAGACTTTACAAGAAGGTATATCAATTGATAAGTTCTTTGCTTATAGTATAGGAAATTATTTGAGATGTGAGATTGATAAAAATAGTATTCCAACAGGATCCAATGGTCCATTCTTAATGACAAATAGTACTGATGATGAAGTCATTAATGTAACTGATCCTGAGTTTGCTCTTGTCTTTATAGATGGCGTATTACAAAGAGATATTGATTCTTATGTTATTAATGGTCCTACTATTAAGTTCTCTAAGAAGATTTTCCAAGGAAATAATATTGAAATAATATATCTTTATGGTAGAGATCTTTCACAAAGTATTACTTTATATGATTATGAAAAGAGTGAATACTATAATGAAATAAAGATCAAGTTTACTGGTAATAGTGGAGACTTTGATACTTTTGAAGCATGGTGGGGTAAATTTAATGAAACTGATATGGTTGCATATCAGAAAGTAATTGGAGTAAAGAAATTTATTGGTAGTATTAAACATTATACTATTGACGGTGATAATGATTTAACTGTTCAGATAGCAGGATTTAATCCTGATGTTGATAGCAGTCCTATATTCTTTTCTGGTCTAGATGATTATAGTGATGAAATATCAGTTACTCAGTCACAAATAACTACTGTTACTAAAAATTCTGATAATACCTATAAGATGCAAAGGAATGCTTCTAGGTGGTTGTATGGATCAGTAAAAGCAGATGAAGCTTTCTATGTTAGAAAGAATGGTCTTGCTAATTTGAATAAAGATGATCTTATTAAGATTGATGGTGAAAGTGAATATAGAACTATCAATAAGTTACCACAATACTTTGAACCTAAAACTTATATTCCTGGAGATGATCCTTCAAGTAGTTTCTTTGGTTCGGTTGCCACTACAAATTACAATGGTGAAGAAGAAGGTGTAGGGTTTGCCGTAACATGTACTATATCAGGTGGTTCGGTTGACACTATTACATGGGATAGGGATATTCCTATATCTGGGTATCATAGAGCACCTATATTAAACTTTATTCCTGTGGATCAAGAAGGTGGTGGTGCTAGAGCAGAAGTTATTGTGGATGGTGGTGTTGTTATAGACATAGTATTAACTAATGGTGGTTCTGGATATACTAAAGCACCAAGAGTTGTTGTTGCAAAACAATATAAGATTAAGAAAGGAAATAGAAAGATTGATTCTGTAGTTGAATTAAATCTCAGAAATAAAGTAAGTCCATATTCTCCAGTTTGGATAGGATCCGAAATATCCTTCATCAAAGGCATCGGCGGTGGAGGCGGTGGTGGAGGCGGCGGCGGTGGCGGCGGTGGAGGAGGAGGGGGAGGAACCCCTGAAACACCAGGAGCTGCAATCGTTAATAGTGTTTTAATGCAATCTAGTTTCCCTGATTTAAAAACTAAGATTACTGTTATATTTGATCCTATGACTAGGAGTGCTTCTTCTAGTACTTCAAATATAGGAGCAGTAAATATTACTTGGCCAACTATTACAGAAAATGCTGGTACTAATCTTATCAAGATCTTTAAGGAAATCACTCACATCCAAACAGGTGGTGCTGTTAAGATGAATATTCCATTTATTTACTTGGATGCACAAGGTAATCGCCGTGTTGGTGACGGTGGTGGAGGAGGTGGAGGTGGAGGCGGCGGCCAAGGCGGCGGTGAAGGAGATCCAGTTGTCGGTAAGACTACTACCTTTGAATTGGGTTTTGTAGATCACCGTTATTGGAATCCTGCTTGGAATAGTTCCGCACCTGCTCATCTAAATAATATGTCATTGAGACCATCATTCTTGATGTGGGAGAATGCGAAATTCATGGATACAGGTAACATCGTAGATGGTACAGGATTAGGAGTTTCCGCTTTAACTATTGAAGAAATGTCAAGATGGGGATATGACCTAGAAGACTTTGCAGATAATGCAGGTTCAGGTGTATCTGATGCTGGATATGTTTTCAATGTTGGATATCCAAGTATAAATTATTATTTGGGAAGAATAAACCAAAACTTAAACACTACTGATAGTATTGTTTATGCAGAAAATACTACTGATTTCCCTGCAACGGGAACTTTACAGTTAGGAAAAGAACAGATCACTTATACTGGTAAACAGAGTGATCGTTTTACAGGATGTACACGAGGTGTTAATGGTACTACCGCACAATCGCACGATACCAACGAACCTTACTTCAGAAGTGCGTAACTAAATACGTATAAATAAACCAGATTCAGTCTTATAAATCACGGCAATTAGACAATGGCAGCTATAATCTCAGAAAAGTTTAGAATCTTCAATGCGAAGCAATTTCTAGAGTCGCTCAGTGAAGCGGCTCCAACCAACATGTATTTTTTCGTTGGTAGACCTCAAACATGGTACAGTTATGTTGAAATCTACAATGTAACTGGTACATGGACTTCTAATTCAGCAGATACTGTTACGGGAGCAGGTTTTACTAACCCTACAACAGTTGTTGCTGCTTATTCTAATAGTATTTTACTAAGTCATACAGGATCAACAATAGCACCAACTGTGGGTGGTACATTAACACAGTTGAACTCTGGTGCTACTGCAAAAGTAAAGACTTATAGGTTTGCTAATGAGGATACTCCTCCTGCTCCTATAGACAATCAAAATGAAAAATCTTCTGTATATGATGATCTAATTGCTGCCAAGCGTATCACATCTACATTTGCTCGTCTTGTTTCTCCTCGCTACAACTGGAGTTTAACAACAAACCCTAAGTTTGATATGTATCGTCCAACTTACTCAGTTACTCCTGGTGGCGGTGGTGCAATAGGTACTCAGACTGCATTAGGAAATTCCGCATTATCTGGATCTAAGTTTTATGTAATGAACTCCAATTATGAGGTCTTTAAGTGCCTTTATAATGGTCAGACACCTGCTAATGCAACAGGTATTAATGCAACACATGAACCAAAGACTACTCCTACTGCTGGTCAAGGTACATATGCAAATGGTATCTTTACTGAGAGTGCTACTGGATATATCTGGAAGTATATGTACACTTTAAGTACTGCTGATGTTATTGCATTCTTATCAAGTGACTTCCTTCCAATGGGAACATATGCTGGTACTGCTCCTGTTGATGGTGCAATCCATATTCCTGTAATAACAGATGGTGGTGCTAACCTTCCTGCAACTGCTGGTGGTCCTTATTTTGTACCTGTTGATGGTGATGGAGCTGGTGCTAAAGTTAAGTTTACAACAACTGCTGGTAATGCAATTGCTACTGTAGAAATGGAAGCAGTTGGTTCTGGATACACATATGGTAGTGTACGTCTAGTTAATGGTAATGTTTATAGTGATGCTGGTCTTACAACAACTGTTAATGTTGGTGCAACTGCTACTGGTGCTATTGAAGTGATTATGTCACCTGAAGGTGGTCATGGTGCTGATCTTGCTAATGAATTCTTTGCTAAGAGAGTTATGACGAATATTCGTCTAACTTATGCAGAAGGATCTGGAGACTTCCCAGTTGATAATGATTTCCGTAGAATAGGAATCATTATGGATCCATTTAACTATGGTACTACAACTGTTGCTACTGCAAGTACTCTTCGTGGTACTGCTGCATTGAAATTAACAGGAAGTGGTGATTTTAATCCTGATGAAGAAATAACTCAAACAGTTAGTGGTGGTACTGCTAAAGGTAGAGTTGTTTCATGGGATGCAACAAATGGTATATTGAAGTACTTCCAATCTCCTGAACTTCATAGTCATAATGGTAAAGTTTTAGCATTTGATCATGCAACAAACAATGTGACTGGTCCTGGTGCTTCACCTACTGCACGTCCTATTGATGCAAATCAAGATACAGCACTTGCTGACGTATCTTTCACAGACGGAAAAGCAAACCCTGAGATCGCACCTAACTCTGGAGATATAGTATACATAGAGAATAGAAGACAGATTACTAGAGCTGCTGACCAGATAGAGGACATCAAGCTAGTAATTGAATTCTAATCTTATCCCCGAAAACAGAGAGATAAAGTGAGATGCCTCAGAAGACGAACCTAAACGTAGCTCCATACTACGATGATTTTGCACAGGATAAGAACTTCTACAAGGTGCTCTTTCGCCCTGGATATTCTATCCAAGCAAGAGAATTAACCCAGTTACAGTCTAGTCTTCAAAATCAGATAGAGAGTTTTGGTAAATATGCCTTTAAGCAAGGTGAACTGGTAATACCAGGTGAAGTTGCTCTTAATACCAAATTAAATTTTGTTAAACTATCATCCGTAACGGAAATTCCAACTAATGTTGATGGAAATATAGTTTATAAAAAATATGATATAACCTTATTAAAGGGACAACAATTAAAAGGTGTTACATCTGGTGTTGTTGCTAGTGTAGTTGAAGCAACAGTTTCTACAGAAACATCTTCTGATGTTGTATATGTTAATTATGTTAATAGTGGTAATTCAGGTAATGAGGATACATTCCGACAAGGTGAGACCCTAGAGGTCGTAGATGGCGTTAATACACCACTGATGGTGGTGGGAACCGATGGAAGTGTACTTCCTACTAGTATTTCTGTTACTGATCCTGACACAGGTGTATCGTCATCGCTCGTAAGTAATGCGATGGGATATGCTTCTGCTGTTAAGGTAGAAGAAGGAATTTATTTTGTTAATGGATATTTTGCAAGAAATGCTGCTCAATTACTTATAGTTGACAAATATTATGATAGACCATCTACAAAGGTAGGTTTCAAGATTGTTGAGAGCATAGTCTCATCTGAGACAGATGAGTCTCTCTATGATAATGCTATAGGTTCTAGTAATTATAGTGCTCCTGGTGCAGATAGATTAAAGATTGATCTTACTCTTGTTAATTATTCTTATACTGCAACTACAGATAAGAACTTTATTCAATTATTAACTATTAAGTCTGGTGCTGTACAGAGTCAAGTAGTACAAACAGACTACAATCTTCTTGAGAATACTCTTGCAAGAAGAACATTTGACGAATCTGGTGATTATGTTGTTGATGATTTCTCTCTTGATGTTAGAGAGTATTTTCAAACAAGTGGTAATTTAGGTGTATATTCTGCTGATTCTGTAACAGGATTGGTAAATGGATTTACAACTACTGTGGCAGCAGATAAATTGCTTGCTAGTATTGGTCCAGGTAAAGCATATGTTAAAGGATATGAGATTGTTAATAAAGAGACAAAACATCTTACTCTCAACAAAGCAAGAGAAACACTTAATAGATCTGATATCCGTCTAAAATCTGGTGGATTGCCTACTTATAGTGTTAATAACACTTTTGGAACAGTTCCACTCAATGCAGAAGGATCTGATTTAACTGCATATCCTAATATATTCCTTTGTGCTAGTTTTAATGATGGTTCTATTGGATTAAACAATACTGAAACTACAACTGCTGCTAAACAAACTACAGATAGGCGTGGTAAGTATTTTGATATTGATACAGGAATTAAAACAATATATGTTAAAGTTGATAGTGGTACAAATATTGATTTGATTGGTGGTTCTGCTACAACAGATAATGATGCAAGATTAGCAGCAATATCAAATCTTTGGTTTGTTGTTAACAGAGTTGCTGGATCTTCAACACCTAGTGTGGTTGATTCTGTATCTGCTATTGGACTATCTATTGTAAGTAGAGTTGAAGTTGATTCAAATACATCTAATACTTTCTTTGAAATTACTGTTAGTGGAAAGAAAAGTAATATAGATCAGTTTCTTCTTGAATATGATACTGGAGATACTGATCTTAACAGAAAATTATTTTTAACAGAGAATGATGCTAAGAATCCATCTGCAACAGAATTTGGAACTATTGTTGATTATAATGAGATTATTACTCCTATTATAGGACTTGCAAAACCAAGCAATGTTACTCTTGTTGAAAAGGGTGCTGGATTTAATCCTGATATAGATGTTGTTGTTTCTAAAGGTCGTCAAGATAATGGTGATGCTGTTTATAACAGTACATTTGGATTATCATATTTTGACCCTCAATTTTTTACTAAAATTTCATTAGATGATCCTCTTCCAGGATCAACAGTTGAAAATCCTAAATTTGATAATGGAATGTATGTCTATGGTCTTAAAAGTGGTGCTTATGGTGTTATAGAGGGTGCAGCAGATATATCATATAGTTCATACAAAACATTAATGGTTAAAACACTTTTTGGAACTTTCCAATCAGGTGAACCAATTAGGGATGAAAAGAATAATACTATAAGAATTCGTAAAGATAATACAATATCTCATTTCATTGTTGCTAATAGAGGATCAAATTATAATCCAGGAACAAAGTTGAGAATTGATGGAGTTGATTATGATATATCTAAGATTGAATTAACTTTATCTGGAAAAGAAGTTATTAGTGCTATAATAAAGAATAGAGATCTTGTTAATGTAGAGTATTCAAGACCTCCCGTTGTTAATGTAGTTAATCCTAGTGGAGGTGCTGGTACTGGTGCTGTGGTTACTCCAGTTCTTGTAAGAGATTCTGTAGTTACCTATACTCCACAGAATGTTAAATCATTCTTCTGTGAGTTTGGTTCTGGTAATGCTAATACATATACTTCTGATATTGAAGTTAATAGAGAAAAATATACTGAAGTTAAAGCAGTAACAGATTTCACATTTAGTGGTGAAAAGGGTAAGAAATTTATTGAGTGTAATGGTTTTGGAGGAGATACTTCTAAGTTTTTACAGCAGGGAGATTTAATACAATTTACTGATACAACTGATACTACTATTCGTGCAATTGTTCAGCAAGCTACAAAACCATCTGGTGTATTGAAGTCTAGAGTTTATTTGGATAGATCTCTTCCCGATGTGGTAACTAATACTAGTGTTGTTAGAGTACGTCCTGCAATTAGTAATTTTAATTCAGGATCTTTTCTTTATAAAACTGGAACTAATCAAGTTAGTTCACTTGTTTCAAGTGCTGATGATTCTAAGATATCTTATTTCTTAAGAAGAGATTTTATAAGTACTGGTAGTGGATTAACAAGCGGTGGATTTGCTTTTGCTGCTCAGTTAGATTATGGTACACAAAGGTTTGTTTCATTTACCGAAAGTAATTTCTTGATTACTGTTCTTGATCCAGGTACTACATCTGGAACTTCACTTATATCAAAAGGTGATGTTGTTTATATTACTTCTGAACATGTAAGTATTACATCATCTGTAGATGCTGCAAGTGGACTTACATCTGGTAGTGTTAGTTTAAATCTTCCAGATAATTATTTTGGTCCTGCATCTTCAACATATAGTGCATTTCCTAAATTAAAATTAACTGCTACTTTAGAAGTCACTAAAGCAAAACCAAGACTTAAGACTTCTATTGAAAATAAGAGAATTATTATAGATTCTGTTGGTGATGCAGTTCTTCCATTAAGAGGAACTGACTATGATACCACTAGTACAACTGTATCAACGTATGCTGATGTATATAAATTAAGATACGTTTATATGGGATCATCATCAGATGCTCCTACTGTAGATAAAAGTGGTACTCTTGTTAGTGGAACAGATATTACAAATAGATTTACCTTTGATGATGGTCAAAGGGATACTTTATATGATGTTTCTAGAATAGTATTAAAACCAGGTGCTGAATCACCATCTGGTAAGTTGGTAGTTGCTTTTGATTATTTTGAACATACAGCAGGTGATTTCTGTGTAGTAGATTCTTACTTACATGAGGCTGGTGTTACAGCAGATAATATTCCTTCTTACAATTCACCTGCTTTAGGTAATGTTAATTTAAGTGATGTTCTTGACTTTAGACCTAAAGTAGATAGTGCTGCTATTATCTCTGGATTCCAAAATAGTGCTACTACTAATGCAACTTTATTAGGTGCTGCAAATACAAGATCATTTACAGGCAGTGGTGGTATTGTTTCTAGTACTCCTGCTTCTGATAGTGGATTGGAATATACTTTCTCATTTACACAGAAACAATATCTTGACAGAATTGATGGTATCTTTTTAGATAAGAAAGGTAGTTTTATAGTTAAAGAAGGTAATTCATCACTTAATCCATCTAAACCAGATCCAGTTGGTGATGCTATTGCTTTGGCATATCTTTATATTCCTGCATATACACAATCAAATAAAGATGTAAGAATTTCTCCTGTTGATAACAAGCGTTACACAATGCGTGATATTGGCAAGTTGGAGAAAAGAATTGAAAGATTAGAATATTATACAACATTGAGTATACTTGAACAACAAGCACTCAATATGGAAATTGTTGATAGCACTGGAAATAATCGTTATAAGAGTGGTTTTATTGTAGACAATTTTGAGACTCATAAGATTGGTTCGTTGAAATCTATTGATTATAAATGTGCTGTTGATACACAACAATCTGTACTAAGATCACAGTCTAAAGAAGATTCATTGAAGTTAGAAGAAGTTTATACTAGAGATGATCAAAGAACAACTGCTGGTTATAAGAGAACTGGTGATCGTATAACTCTTCCATACACAGAATTGGAATTGCTTGGTAACTCTTTTGCTACTAAGACAATTAATCCTAATCCATTTGTTGTTCTTCAATATGTTGGTGATTCCTTTATTGGACCAAGTGTAGATTCTTGGTATGATAATAGTATTGCACCATTAGTAAATGATAATAATACTAATCTTTATTCTATATTCTTAGCAAAGGATACTATTAGAGATTCATTGTCAAGTCTTTATAATTCATATAAAGTTAACTGGATAGGAGCAAATAGAGCATTCTTTAATATTGGATCTTTTTCTGATACTAACAATAACTTATCCAATTCAAGTGTTCAGAATGCTTCTGTAAGCAGTTCTTCAAATATTAGTCCACAGAACAATGAAGTTGGTAAGGGAATTAATACTAAAGGTATTGGTTCTGGTGTTGTTGCAACTTCATTATCATTCTTTGCAAGAAGTGTTCCTGTTAAGTATGTAATTAATCGTCTTAAGCCTAATACGACAGTATATGCTTTCATGGAGGGTCAGAATATTGCTCGTTGGGTATGTCCCGATATAAGATATACAGGTATTGCTGGAAATTCTTCATCTGCATTTAATGGTTCTATTACCACAGACGAAAATGGTAATGCTAGTGGTATTATTCTGGTTCCTGCTGGTAAAGCACCGAGAGAGAATACTACATGGACAGGTAATGTAGATACTGTTCTTTATGATGATGCTTCTAGTGAAGTTAGATTTACTACTGGTGTTAAAACTATTAGATTTACATCAAGTTCAACTGATGCTGATAAGAATTTAGCAGAGACATATGCTGAAGTTAAATATTATGCTACTGGTGCAATTCCAGAGAATCCTTCTTCTATTGTTTCTACTTCTCCTGCGTTCTTTAAATCAAATGAAGGAACACAGTTAACTGCAAGTAATACTGCTAATCCAATTAGACCAAACCCACTTGCTCAAACATTTAAGGTTGAGAATTTTGATGGTGGAGTATTTACAACTGGTGTTGATTTATACTTCTCAACTAAGAGTGATAAAATTCCATTTAGAGTTTATGTAACTGATGTAGTTAATGGTAAACCTGGTAAGAATATTATTCCAGGAACACAAAAGGTAATTTCTCCAGATACTTATTTAAGAGTAGTTGCTAGTTCTAATTTGACTATTAATAAGGATGAAAAGGTAACTGGTGCAACATCTAATGCTTCTGGTCCTATATCCAAAGTATTTGATAAGAATAAACTTGAAGTAACTCCATCTTCTTCTGGTGTATTTTCATTAACTAATGATCAAGTATATACATTAGTCCTTAGTAATCATACTGGTGTATCTTTCAAGCAAGATGAAGAATTGAGTATACCTTCATTAATACTTGCTAATAATACTAATAATACAACCAATACTCTTAAGATAGCAAAAGATTCTGGTAGGGTAACTGGTTTAGTAGTAACTAATACTGGTTCTTCTTATGATTCTGCTATTGTTACTATTGAGAGTCCTCAATTACCTGGTGGTGGTACTTCAACCGCAATAGTAAGAGTTGGTGGAGGTAAGGTATATCATTCTGAGATAGTTCTTTCTGGTTCAGAATACACAGAACCACCTGCTGTTGTTATAGCAGGTACTGGTACAGGAAATGCTGGTGCTGTGATATCCTCTTCTATTACTATTGATAGTCCAGCAGTTAGAATGGGTATTGCTATTGATGATTCAACAACTACTGCTGTTAATTCAACAACCCCAACTAATTTTGTTTTTGATTATCCAGTTTACTTAGAAAATGATACTGAGTATGCTCTTGTATTAGAAACAGATTCAGTTGATTATCTTGTATGGGCATCTAAATTAGGTGAGACAGAAATTGCCACTAGCACAACTGTCACAACACAACCTTTACTGGGTTCTCTCTTTAAGTCTCAAAATACTAATGCTTGGACAGAGGATTTATTTGAAGATCTTAAGTTTAAGATTCATCGTGCTAATTTTGATATTTCAAGATCTGCATCTTTACTTCTTACAAATGAAAATCTTGGTTATGAGAAACTTGATGCTGATCCAATAGAAACTAATGCTGAATCAAATACTGGTGCTACTTCATCTCTCTTTAAAAATAATAACTTTAAAGTTAAAATTAATCATTATGATAATGGATTTGAAGATTCTGGAAAATCATATGTGTTCTTTAAATCAGCAACTGATGTTGGTGGAGTAACTGCTACTAAATTAAATTCTGATTTATATCAGGTAAGTAATAGTGGTGTTGATAGTTATGTCATCACAACTTCAAGTAGAGCATCTTCAAATGCATATGGTGGTGGTACAAATGTACTAGCATCATACAATAGAAAGTTTGAAAAAGTTTATGCTATTGTTCCCAATCTTTCATTCACACAGACTAAGATTGATTCTACAATTAAGACAACTAATATTAAACCTGTGGATGACAATGTTGGTACATTTACATCTTATACACAATCTGATTATGAAAAGACATTCTTAAATGAGGATTTCTTCTTTATTAATCAAAAAGTTCTTGCATCACCTATTAATGAATCTATTAATAGTATTGATAGATCATTAACTTATAAACTTGATATTTCAAGTACTGTTTCTCATCTATCTCCATTAGTTGATCTTTCTAGAGCATCACTTAAAACTATTTCCAATAAAGTTGAATATTCTGCTGGTAAGGAAGATAGATTTGGACGTAGAGATCAAGTTCTTGAGTTCTATCCTGTGTATAAATTTACTATTACCAATACACACAGTGGAGTTGATATTGATACAAGTAAATTAAATAAAGAAAGCACACTAGATACAGTTACTGGTGTTACAAGTAATGCTTCTGGTAAAATTGTTAAGGTTAGTGGTTCTGATGTATGGGTTGTTGTTAAGACAACTAATACTTTCCAAGCTGGCGAGACTCTTGATTTTGCCACACAAACAGCATTAAATGATGATGGTACTAATAAAGTTACTGTTAATAATGCTGATATAGTAAGAGTAGTTCCAACATTCCCTAATACAACAGCGATAAGTAAGGTAACTGCTAGAAGTTCATCTGCTTTTGTGGATACTTATGATAATACTATTGATGCTGCTATTGTTCTTTGGGATAGTAAGGAAGGAGAACTAACAGTAACCAATAATAAACAACCAATTAGTGATGATTATACAAGTAAAGTAGCAGTAGGTGGAAGTTTTGCTAGAAATTCTGTTGTTGGTTCACAAGCAACTGATATATTCCGTGTAGATGATTTCTTATCATACACTGGTCAGGCAACTGGAGAAGAAGGATTCATTCAGGTATCTAAAGTTTCATATACTGATGGTGTAGATTTTATCTCTGATGTTAAATCTAAGAATAGTTCTACTATTGCTAAGTATGTAACTAAGGAAGTTGCTATTGAGAATCCAGCAACAGGAATCAATGTCAAGATCACTGCTAATACTAGTGATATAAACAACATAGGACTCCTATATAGAATAAAGAAATCTTCATCTCAGGAGAACTTTGAGGATATTGAATGGGTAATGTTTAATGGAACAGGATTACCAGATACAGATACAATTGCTACCTCAGAGAACTCTATCAGTGGCATCACTGAGAAGCAATCATCTTATCAAGAGTTGAGTTATAGCGTTGAAGATCTTCCTGAGTTTTCATCATTTGCTGTGAAAGTTATTATGAAGTCACGTAACCCTGCTTACGTTCCTAAGATTCAGGATTTAAGAGCAGTAGCATCATACTAATTAGAGGATCAATCCAATGCCACAAAGAAGTGTAGCAACCAATTATACGTTTGAACAGCAAAGAACTGAGATAAATCTTCTTGCTGCTGATTTTTGGTCTCATTATAATGCAGTAGAATCTGCTAAAAGTACTTATTTGAAGCATGATGGTACTAATGACTTTACTGGTGGTACTCTAGCAGTCCCTGCTGCCTTCACAATCAACTCTAACAGTGGTGCAGGAACTCTTACGATAAGTGGCAACCTAAATGTCACAGGGACTACTACAACCGTCAATACGACCAATCTTGATGTAACTGATAAAAACATCACGATTGCTAAAGGAAATACGTCTGATGCAACTGCTGATGGTGCTGGTATTACGATTGATTCTGGTACAGATATAACTTGGAACTTTGTTGATGCTAAGGATGCATGGGTAAGTAGTATTGGTGTAGAAGCAACTACTACATTAAAGGTAGGTGGGGTAGCAAGTTTACATACTGCTCAGTTCTCAGGTACAACTGCTCCTAGTGCTGGTCATGGTGTTGAGATTGGTGCTCCTGATGGAAATACTGGCCAGGTAATTGTTTACGATAGAGACAATTCTGCATATAAACAATTAAATCTTAAAGGTTCCTCAGTACAATTATATACAGGAACTACTAATGCTTTAGCTGGTACTTTCAATAGTACTGGACTTACTATGGAGTCTGGTAAGGGTATTATTTCTCCTGGTGCAGTTCTTGTAGGAACTTCAACTTCTAACGATTTCAAATTTAAAGTTTCGGATGATGGTGGTTATGAATTTGCTTTTAATCCTAACGATGGTGGATTAAATTCTTTAGTAAATTATGATAGAGCTAATGGTGCTTATGTTGATTGTAAAATAACTCAAAAAGAACTTCAATTATGGACTGGTGCTTCTCCATCAGAAAAAGTTCGCATACATGCAACTGGTGAATTACAGATAGGAGACACAACTGCTAGTTCTCTTGGAGAGAGACTTTTACAGGTAGGAAAAACAGATAGAACTGGTACTTATATTGAAGTAAGAACATCAACTACTGGTGTGGGAGGAGTTGTCTTTAGTGATGGTACTGCTGCGGATAGCACAGGATATAGAGGAACAATTGAGTATGATCATGGAGCAGTAAATGCTGATGAGATGTACTTCAAAACGGCAGCAGAAGAAAGACTTCGCATTAACTCTGTTGGTAAAGTATTGGTGGGTGATGGTAGTGCAATAACTCCAGTTAAACACTTTGATGTAAGAGGTGCTGGTAATCAAGGAATATTAATAGGTTCTACAGATAATAATGGTGCTCAAATAATTCTTGATGGTAATGGAGGTGGTGATGCAAGTGGTGGTAATTATGGAGGAATTGAGGTTCTTAACAATGGAGATTTCACTTTTAGAAATCATGATGCTAGTCAGAGTATAATCGTTGGAGTAGGTTCAGCATCAGGTGCAAATGATAGTATTGTTATCAAAAGTGATGGTAATGTTGGTATTAATGAGTCATCACCTGATAATAAACTACACCTTACAACTACTAGTAGTCTTGCTTATAGTACTAATACAGTTAACACTTCAAATTTAACCAATGCATTATTAAAACTTGAAAATTTAGATGGTACTGATAATACTGGTGTTGATAATTATGTTGGTATACAATTCTCTGTTGCAAATGGTGCAACTTCATCTTCTCAACTTAATTATATAAGAACTGGAAATAATTCTGGTAGGTTTGCATTTAAGGCAAGAAATGGTGGTGGTAGTGATTATCCTAACCTAATGGATATTACCTCAGCTGGTCAGGTACTTATTGGAGCATCTAGCAGCACATCATCTGCTAAACTTGCTGTAAATGGTTGTACTAATGGTGCAGAAGCATTCTTTGAATTAAACAGAACAGATGATCCTGCTGGTGATCAAAATATTGGAGTAATTGAATTTAGTCAA